AGGTGCGTCATGTACGATTAACAGCGCCACGAGCATTACGGTAACAGTGACGGCGCATGGCTTCACTACGGCAAATGTTGGCCAGTCTATGAATGTTGGCGCTATTAACGGCGCGAACGGTGTGCCGGGTCGCTACGCGGTTGCCTCAATTCCGTCAGTCGATACCATTACTTTCACGGTGGCTGGCTGGCCTGCCTCTGGTTCATGTACGGTTGACCTATTTGGCTGGAACTACATCAGGTGGCTGTATTCAGGAACGACTGCCACTAACGCTGCAATTGACGCTCAACGGTACGGCTGGAACAGTGGCGATACGACAGCAACAATAAACTCGACTGCTTCGCCGGGTCACATGGCACAAACGGCAATTGACGGTCGAAATATCTATTTTTCTGATTCATTAATCGCATCAAGTACAACGCCATCGGTAGTGGTGCGGGGGCATCGTGTTGTCAACATACCTGACGATGACATTGAATTATTTGTGTATCTATGGGCGTACAACGGTTCAACGGCTCCAGCTAGTACGACAACGTGGACAGTTGGCTTTGTAGCGGTTGAAGATGTTGTAAATACGCCTGTTTACTTAGCGGGAATTCGGCAGCAAGGTTTTTCATCCCCGCTTCCCGTAGTATTTCCTGCGGCGCAGCCGGTGAGTGGTACGTTTTGGCAGGCCACGCAGCCTGTCTCGATGGCAACTAATACACCCACGCTGGCGGCAGGAACTAACTTAGCTGCTGACTTTGGTGTTCAGTATCGCGCCAGCGCTACAGGTGCGGGTACTTTAACCAATGTGAATTGTCCAGCCACACCTGTAGCACAGCAGTTAAAAGGAACGGCTGGACGTTTAATAGGTATTATTTTAACAAACACTTCAGCATCAGATAGATGGTTGAAACTTTTTAATGCTACTTCCGCATCTGTAACACCTGGTACTACTTCAGCATTGTCTGAGGTTGGTATTAAAGCGGGGCAGACTATTCGGTTTACTTTTGAAGGTGGCGCAGCATTCTCCACTGCAATAACAATAATGATTACAGGCGGTCAAGGGCTGACTAACAATACGGCGGTGACATTAGGTGATGTCACTGGTTTTGCTATCTTTGCATAAGGAATATATGACACTCGAATTTTTAATCAATATGTGTGAAAAACGGTTGAATCACTTAACCGTGCAACGTGCATCTGCTTCCGAAATTGGTGATATTAGTCAAATCGAGCGTATTGATGCAGAAATTACCACGACACAAACAACATTGAATCTATTAAAATCTTTATAAAATAAATGCTTTTAACACTTCTAAGCCCTCAAACTCTAGGTGTTCCCACTGTCTATCCGACTGGAATACCTAGCGCAGAGGCGTTTGGAAACCATGTAGTAACTTCTACTGGAGGAGGCACTGCTTCAGTGTTTCCTTCCAGTATTTTAAGCGCAGAAGCGTTTGGCACTGCCTCTCTAACAGTGACTAGAGTGGCACAAGTTTCTGCATTTGGAATTGCAAGTCAAGAAGCGTTTGGAAATGCTTTTGTTTCAACAGGTGGGGCAGTAGTGAGTGTTAGACGTTATTACCCAAGACACATGAGAAAATTCATAGGTCGTCGTTAATGGTAGTTAAAAAGAAACAATTAGACAAACAAGCCATACGTGAGGCTGCTGAAGCTGATTTAGAGACTTTTATTCGTCTTATAGCACCTCATCGTGTATTAGGGGATATTCATTCTGAACTTTGCCGCTGGTGGACTAGAGATGACGCAAAAGATAACCAACTTCTTTTATTGCCGCGTGACCACGGCAAAAGTGCTATGGTCGCCTATCGTGTGGCATGGTGGATTACAAAGCATCCTGATACCACTGTCTTATATGTATCTGCAACAGCTAACTTAGCAGAAAAACAATTAAAGTTTATTAAGGACATTTTTACTAGCGACACTTATAAATTTTATTGGCCTGAAATGGTTAATGAGCAAGAAGGTCGTAGAGAAAAGTGGACTGAGGGTGAAATTGCTATTGACCACCCTAAAAGAAAAGAAGAAGGCGTACGTGACCCAACTATTAAAGCTGCTGGTATTGGTGCTAACGTCACTGGTATGCACTGTAGTTTGGCTGTTTTGGATGACGTTGTTGTTCCCGATAATGCTTATACTGAAAAGGGAAGGGATGATGTTAAGTCGTACTACTCGCAGCTATCGTCTATTGAGTCAACGGGAGCTAAAGAGTGGGTCGTAGGTACTCGCTACCATCCGGGTGATTTGTATAAAGACTTGATGGAAATGACGGAAACCTATTATGACGCTGAAAAAAATGAAGATGTAGAAGTACCTGTTTATGAAGTGTTTGAGCGTGTTGTAGAAACTGATGGTGAGTTTCTATGGCCTAAGCAACGTAGAGCAGATGGAAAAACATTTGGGTTTGACGAAAAAGAATTAGCGCGTAAGAAAGCAAAATACCTAGACATTACGCAATTCTTTGCACAATACTACAATAACCCCAATGCGTCTGAAAATGCCATTATAGACAGAAGCAGGTTTAATTACTATGAGCGAGAATCTGTAACTAACGTAAGTGGTGCGTGGTACATAGGCGATAAACTCATCAATGTATTTGCCGCTATGGACTTTGCATACACAATAAATACAGGTTCAGATTTCACAGTGATTTTGATACTAGGCGTAGATGAGGATAATTATTTGTATGTCTTAGACATTGAAAGATTTAAGACAAACAAGATTAGCGTCATGTATGACAAAGTAGAAAGAATGTATCGTAAATGGCGCTTTAGAAAAATACGGTGCGAAGTGTCAGGGATGCAAAAGATTATTGTGTCTCAATTCAAAGATTACATGAGAAGTCAGAACATCGTGTTTTCTATTGATGAGTACACACCGCCTAGAAACGTAAAGAAAGAAGAACGTATTTCAGCTATTTTGGAGCCGCGCTATCAACATGGGTTTGTTTTTCATTACAAAGGCGGTAACTGTTCTCTGTTGGAAGAAGAACTCATAATGAATCATCCTGAACATGACGACATAAAAGATGCTTTAGCGTCGTGTGTTGAAATAGCTAAACCGCCCATTTCTTCACGTAAGTCTAAAGATAAAAGCAATGTAATAGAATTTTCTTCGCGCTTTGGAGGCGTTAGATTTCGATGAATGATAACATTGAAGTAGATAGTTTTGATGCAGACCATCTAGCCACAAAGATTGCTGATATGTGGCAGAGATGGGATTCTGATAGGTTAGAGTGGAAAACAGACAAACAAGAACTGCGTCAATACTTGTTTGCTACGGATACTCGTAAAACCTCTAATGGTGCGGTCACTAGCTGGAATAACTCTACAGTGTCGCCTAAGCTAACGCAGATACGAGACAATCTTCATGCTAACTACATGGCAGCCTTGTTTCCATCTCAGGATTGGTTTTTTTGGCAGTCGGATGACAAATCAGCTTCTATGATGAGCAAGCGTCAGGCTATTGAAGCCTATATGCGTAAAAAGCTCAAAGAAGATCGGTTTGATTTGTTGGTTGAACAACTTGTATTGGACTATATTGACTATGGCAATGTTATCGTTACTTATGATTTTGTTCGGGATATTTACTCTGGCGCTAATGCCAACATTGTAAAGAAATATGTGGGGCCACGCGCCTATCGTGTTTCTCCTAACGATGTTGTCTTTAATCCGGTAGCTTCCTCGTTTTCTCAAACCCCGTTAATTCGCCGTATGTTAAAAAGCATTGGCGATGTAATGCAGGATATTGATACAAAGCCAAATTTAGGATATAATAAAAATATCTTAAAAAAGGCTCTTAAATTACGTTCAAGAATAATAGATGACCCTGAAATCAAAAAAGAAATCAATCTAAACATTGAAGGCTTTGGTAGTCTGGAAGAATACCTTAGTTCTGATATGGTGGAATTGCTAGAGTTTTGGGGTGACATCTATGACACTAAAACTCAAAAGCTACATAAAAACAAAGTAATCACTGTTATTGACCGTCGCTGGATTATTCGCAATGAGGATAACCCGCTATGGACAGCGCATAAGCCATTCTACCATTGTGGCTGGCGTGTTCGGTCAGATAACTTATGGGCGCAAGGACCGCTAGACCAACTAGTAGGCTTGCAGTACCGTATAGACCATTTAGAGAACCTTAAAGCCGATGTTTTTGATTTGATAGCCTACCCTATTATCAAAGTAAAAGGGATGACTATAGAGAGTTTTGAGTATCATCCCGGTGCTGAAATAAATTGTGGTGACGAGGGTGACGTAGAGTTTATGCGTCCAGACACTACAGCGCTTAACGCAGACATTCAGATTCAAGAACTTATGAATCGAATGGAAGAATTAGCTGGCGCGCCTAAGCAAGCAATGGGTATCCGTACTCCCGGTGAAAAAACCAAATATGAAGTACAAGCATTAGAGAACGCAGCAGGTCGCATATTCCAACATAAAGTGGCTTGGTTTGAAAAGAATGTAATAGAGCCTTTGTTGAATGGTATGTTGGCAGAAGCGGCTAGAAACTTTGACACTGTAGAACAGATAAAGGTACTAGACGATGAAACAGGAGCAGAAATCTTTTTGGAAGTCACTAAAGAGGATTTACAAGCGTCTGGCAAGCTGTATCCTATTGGCGCTCGTCATTTTGCACAGCAAGCTAAATTTGTCCAAGAACTCACCCAAACAATAGCGGCTGTTCAAGCATGGCCTGAATTAAAAGTACACATGAGTGCTAAGAATGCAGCTAAAGCGCTAGATGAAAACTTAGGCTGGAGCAACTACGGCTTATTCAAAGACCATGCAATGATATTTGAGCAAGCGCAGACACAACGCTTAATGAACCAAGTACAAGAAGATTTGCAAACAGAACAGCAATTACCAGTGGAGCAACCTGAACAATGAATACTCTTTTGATAAAGCATAAACCAGATGATGTCTCAAAAGAAGATTTTGAAGGCTTGTGGACTAATGCGGGTTATACGCTTAGACCGCTTTACAACGTAATTTTAGAACTCAAGAAAAATTCTCAAGGCATTAAGCGTGAGGATTTTGATTGCGCAAACCATTACGCAAGACTCGCTTATGAAGGGGGTTTGTGTAATGCTTATGACAAAATCTTGGCTTTGTTACCCGACACAGCTAAGAACTAACTTTTAGGAGACTTCCTTGACCGAGGAAACCATTTTTTCCGCTGAAAGTACCAACAATCAGCAAGCCGTTGCAACTACCCAAGAGCAACAAACCTATCTAACCTCATTGGTTGGAGACACACAAAAATACAAGACACCCGAAGAATTAGCTAAGGCTTATGTCAACGCTGACCAGCATATCTTGGAGTTAAAAGAGAAGCTACGTCAAGCAGAGGCTAAAGCAGTAGAAGCTAAAACTATTGATGATGTCTTGGAGCGTATTGCGTCTAACAAGGATACTTCAACAGAAGAAACCCCTTCTGCTGTTCAGTCGATTAACCCCGAAGAACTAGAAGTCCTAGTAGAGAAAACGCTTAAAAAGAAACAGCAAACGGATACCCGTGAAGCAAACCTTTTAGCGGCTGATAAAGCCATGAAAGAAAAGTTTGGTGAAAAAGCAGTGGAAGTGTTTAAGCAAGAAGCTAACACCCCTGAAAAAGCCAAAGTGCTGATGGAACTGGCTGCTGTTGACCCTAATAAGTTTGTGGCTATTTTTGCTAGTGGCTCTATTGTCACTAACACTATGGACACTGGTTCTTCTGTTACTACAAGTGTTAAAGACATAGCAAGAGGAAACCGCGAGAACATTGAAGGTACTAAGGAATGGGCGGCTAAACTCCGCAAAGAAAACCCTAGCTACTATTGGTCTAGCAATTTCCAAGCTAAGTTTCAAAACATGGTAACTAAGAATCCTTCTCTCTATTTTGGAAATTAAGGAGCATTTACTATGGCTGGTTTTGATTATGCAAAGGTAAATGAGCATCTAGTACGGACAGAAGTTTGGTCAAACGAACTGAAAGAAGTCCTACAAGAGATGCTCATTGGTACTAAATATGTGCGTTTTTTGGAAGGTTTTGGCGATGGCAACCAATTAACTATTCCTTCTCTTGGTGAATTGCCTGTACGTGAAGCAACCGAAGATAGCCCCGCTGCCTACGATTCTGCTGACACTGGTGAGTTTACTTTCTCAATTGACCGCTATCCTGAAGTTGCTACGTTCATCACTGACCGCGCAAAACAAGATAGCTTTTATTACCAACAATTGATTGGTAGCTTCCCCGGCAAGATGCGTCGTGCCATTGACGAAAACCTTGAAACTGGTGTGATGTCTTTGGCTAACACCCAAACGTTGAACGATGCTAACAGCATTAACGGCGCACCACATCGCTTTATTGCTTCGGGTACTACTAACACTACGTTGTCGTTAGATGATTTTGCTAAAGCTAAGTTTTCTTTGGACAAAGCATCTGCTTATGGCGCTCGTGTTGCTATTATTGACCCGTCGCAAGAGTATGTTTTGAATACGCTGACCAACTTGGTTCAGGTTCAAAACAACCCGCAATTTGAAGGCATTGTTACTTCTGGCATGACTGCTACGGGCTCTATGCGCTTTATCCGCAACATTTATGGCTTTGATGTGTACGTTAGCAACTTCCTTGCTACGCCCACTGACACCGCTATTAACGCGGATTCTCGTGGTAGCGTAAGCACTCCTGCTAACCCACGTACCAACATCTTTATGGCTGTTGGCGGCGATTTGACCCCGTTTGTAGGCGCTTGGAGACAAATGCCACGCATCGAGTATGAACGCAATAAAGATATGCGTCGTGATGAATATGTCATGAACGCACGTTACGGCTTGAAGCTGTATCGCCCTGAGTGCTTGGTATCTGTTATTTCTCGTTCAACCATTTAATTGAAAGGATAATAACATGACCCGTGCATCTACTTGGACTAACGCTGATGGCTTGATTGTCGGCTTCGGTCCTAATGCTATTGACTTTGACAGCGTAGGCGCTGTGCTGACTGACAGCAACGAAAAAGAACTCACTTTTGTTCTCGACGGTGAAAAGTTTTCTGGTGGTGTGTATCAGTTTGTATCCACTGAAGCCTTGCCTGTTGGCGCTTCGCCTGTTTCTGCTTCGGTGCGTGTGAGTGAAGCGTTTGTATTAGGCGGCACTACTCCCACGATTCAGATTGGTACTTCTGGCACTGGTGCTGCTGCTGTGTTTGGTTCTCTTTCTGAGGCTAACGCAGAAGCACTAGGCACTTACCTGCTGTCTCCTACGACTACGCCGTTGACTTCTACCACTGCTGGTAACTTGCGTGTATCGCTTGGCGGTACTTCGCCTACCGTTACTGCTGCTGGTCGTGCAACTGTAACTGTCACTTATCGTATTAACCCCGCTAAGTAATAGGAGCTAGGGGCGGGGGAAACCTCGCCTCTTTTTATATGCCTAATATACAACATTCTGCTATTACAGACCCCAATATACATGAGCCTAAAGGCATTACAACAGCTTCCAATAGACAAGTGTATAAAGCTAATGGGAGTGGTTCAGGTGCGTGGACGCGCTTAACTGAAGCCGATTTAGACTTTTCTAGCGCCTCTAATAACCTATTTGGTTGGAATGACATTCACGATAGCCTATACACTTCTGGTTCGCCTCGTGCTATTACATCAGGCGCTCGTACACAACTTACTAACAATGCTCTTGACGCATCTACTGATGTTTCTCGATTGGGCGCTATTTGGTCAACTGTAAACAATAACTTTCTAATAAATGACCTCAACGCTCTTTACATTATTCGAGTAAATTGTCGTATCACCGCTTCTGCGGCTGCCAGTTCGCCATATATTTGTCTATTTGAATTGCAAAGTGCTGCTGGTTCCACTGTTGTTGCTGGTCAAACAGTGTTTATTAAAGGTGGCAATAACGTCAATCAAGTGTCATTTCCTTTTGTCATTCCAATAAAGTCTGCTATTAACAACCAGACATTGACAATTTTTGCTACTCCAGACACTAACATTAACTTATACGACACTGAGTTTTTAATTCAGCGTAATTATAGGGAATCTAACTAATGCCTAAACTTACGTTGCTAGACATGACGCAATCCATTTTGTCTGCAATGGATAGCGACGATGTTAATGACATTGACGACACTGTTGAATCTATCCAAGTGGCTGACTTGGTACGTGAGGCTTTTTATGAACTCATGTCTGAGCGTGACTGGCCTTTTCTGCAACAACTGACTACATTCAATAGCCTAGCAGACCCTAATAACCCCACTAAGATGGAAATGCCTGAAAATCTAAATAAAGTTTTATGGGTAAAATACAACAAAAAAGAAGTGCGTTACTTGTCACCTAGCGACTTTGACGATTTGCTTTCTAAAAGAGAAGTGTTAGCTAATGTGGTGAACAGTAACGGAATCATTATGAACCGTGACCCTCAATACTATACTTCTTATGACGAAAAATACATCTTTTTTGACAGCTACGAAGCAACGGTGGATAGTGTATTGCAGTCTGCTAAGTGTAAAGTTTTTGGTGTTGTATCTCCTCAATGGCAGCATGAAAATAACTTTACTCCTGACATACCTGAAAAATTCTTTACTACTCTTTTAGCTGAAGCTAAGAGCCAAGCATTTGTAAACTTAAAACAACAAGTCAATGCTAGGGAAGAGCGTAAGGCACAAAAGGGTAGAATAAGACTACAAAGCGAATCCTATAAAATAAATGATGGGGAGTTTAGATTTAATAGAAAGGTAAATTATGGCAGAAGGTAAAATCTCAGACTTTATTAAAAGTATGCGTGAAAAATCTCTTATAGGGGGAGATAGGCGTAAAAAGCGTATTGATGAAGAATTAGAAAAAGCAGAAGGAAAGCAAAAAGAGGAAAAAATGGAGGACGTGAACAAACATAAATGGAAAGGTGTAATATGATTACAAAAGAAAAGCAATATGATTCAGTTAGCGACTTGTTGCGTAAAAAAGCAGAAAAGAAAGCGGCAGCTATAGAGCGTAAAGAAGAACGTGAAGCTACGGGTAACGTCAACAAACTTATTATTGAGCGTGATTCGTCTGGTCTTTACTATTGCCGTTATTCTTTTTCTGGTCGTGTTCCTGATGCGCTTCTTGGTAAGTTTACTCGCAAACAACAAATCTTAGATATTGTAAATCTTAAACAAATTCCTTTGGAAGAATAATGGCTGTTACCGCTACCGTAGAAGATAATTTTAATTTTGTAGGTGGGTTAAACACTGAAGGGGGTTTTTTTGTCACTCCTAAAAATTCTTGGGTAGAGGGTACTAATGTTATTCCTCAAACGGATGGCAGCGCTAAGATACGTGAAGCGTTAGAATTGGAAAACGGGGCTACTAATGTATCATACACAAATGGTAGTTTTTCTAGTTATTTACCAATAGACAACAATGGCAATGTGTTTTCTACTGCTTACATTGTGCATAAGTGGGAAAATGTAAATAGCAAGCCAACTGTTAATTTTTTTGTCGTTCAAACAGGTAACATTATCCATTTTTATGATGCCGATAAAGCTATAACGTCAAACAACAAGCGCCCGTTTGCTGTTAATTTGCTGTCTTATAAAATAGCGCAAGTAACTCAATTAGATGCGTTTTCAGCTATTCAGGTAACATCTTTTTATGGTAACTTGCTTGTTACTCATAAACACATTGACCCGTTAATTTTAGCGTTTAGAGAAGATACTAATACGCTGGAAGTGTCGCAGTTAAAGCTACGCATACGCGACTTCAAAGGTATCTTTACAGGCTATCCAGACAATGTAGAAAAATCGGATGCTGAGTGGACTTCTTTAGGTCTAAAAGAAGCTGTTATTTACAATTTGTTAAATCAAGGGTGGAATGGACAACAATTAAGCAATTACCAATCCGCTACTGGTAGATGGCCTTCTAACACAAAACAATGGATATTTGGTAAAGACTCTAATGATGATTTTTCTACTTCTGTCTTAAACAAACAAGAGTTTGGTTCAAGCCCTGCTCCTAGAGGTAGAAACATTATTGAGGCTTTCGACCAAGCACGTTCATACCCTAATGACTATTTTGGTAGCTTGAATGCTGTTGTTCCTGCTGTTCCCGCTTCATCCTTATTAAAATGGAACGAAGAGTTTAATCGTTTTGATGTTATAGAGATTCCCGGCTATCAGCCAGACCCCCAACAAATTGTAGCTAATGGTGAGTTTTTAAGAGAATCTTATGCTTCTCGCCCCTCGTGTTGTGCTTTTTTTGCAGGTAGAGCCTTTTATGCTGGCGCTACGTCTAATGTGGTTAATGCGTGGGTTTTGTATTCTCAAATATCAGAAAAATACTCAAAGTTAGGTGAGTGCTATCAAAAAAATGACCCAACAGCAGAGGTAGTGTCTGACTTAGTAGATGATGATGGTGGTGTTATTGTTTTACAAAATTCAGGGCAAGTACACGCTATTAAAGCAGTAGGTAACGCTATTATCGTATTTGCTGCTAATGGTGTATGGTCAATTTATGGTGGCGATAGTGGTTTCAAAGCAACAAGTTACATTGTAGATAAAGTAACTGA